AGCATAATGAGAATACTTTGTATAACTTCAGCTAACTCAGGAGTAGGACTGCACCGAATAATGATGCCGATAGTACACTTAGAAAAAGAGTACGCACTTATTACAGACGTACTTAATGACGAACTATTAGAGCAAGGGTGGGATATTGTGCTAATGAATAGAATGCTTAACGAAATAGATGCAAAGAAAATGGACACTTGGCGCACTAAGTACGGCTTTAAGTTGGTAGTAGACAATGACGATTACTGGGAACTAAGCGAAAGCCATCTATTATTTTACAAATACAAATTTGATAACATAGGCAAAAAGATTACCGATTATTTAGAGATAGCAGACCTATGCACCTGCACACACGAAAGGTTGGCAAGTGAAATAACCCAATACAATAAGAACGTACACATATTACCAAACGCTTTACCTTACGGACAAGAGCAGTTCCAGGATAACAAGACCCAAGATTATAAAGTCAGGTTGTTTTGGAGCGGTAGCGGAACGCACGAAAGAGATTTAGAAATACTTAGGCAGCCTTTTAAAAGGCTACAAGGTATGAATATAAGAACTGTTATTGCAGGTTACAATGACGGGGAGAAACCTATCTGGGATAAAATGATTGATGCCTTTACTTGCGGACTAAAGCTAAACCCTACAATTTATAATTATGCAAGGGTTACGGAATATATGGGTGCTTATACGGACTCAGACATTTCAGTTATCCCACTTGTAGATAACAAGTTCAACGCTATGAAGTCAAACTTAAAGGTATTAGAAACGGCAGCTAAAAAGAACCCTGCTATTGTTAGCCACGTTAATCCTTACTTAGATATGCCTGTGCATTATGTTAAAAGCCAGAAGGATTGGTATAAACATATAAGAGATTTAGTGAGCGACGCGGATATGCGAAAGGAAAGCGGACAGAAGTTGTTTGAGTTCTGCAAAAAGAAGTATAACTTTGACGAGATAAATTTAGACAGAAAGTATATTTATAGTAAACTATGCCAGTAACAAGATGCAGTAACGGAAGGTATAAAATCGGACAAGGTGGGTGCGTTTACGATACCGAAGAGAAGGCAATGCAAGTTTGGAAGGCTATCCTTGCAGGTGGCAAGTTCGCAGATAGCTATACCGACTATCCCGAAAGTGCAACTAATAACGCAAAAAGGGCAATAGAATGGGCAGAGAAAAATGGTTGGGGTTCTTGTGGAGAAGCAACTGGCAAAGCAAGAGCAAGACAATTAGCAAATCGTGAGCCAATTAGTAGAGATACGATTGCCCGTATGGCTTCGTTTAAAAGACATCAACAACATAAAGACGTTCCTTATAGCGAAGGTTGTGGTGGCTTAATGTGGGATAGCTGGGGCGGTACGAGTGGCGTTGAATGGGCGATTAACAAACTAAAAGAAATAGACGGAAAATAATTTGCATAGTTAATTTTTTTAAACAATTATTATTAATCAACGAAGAAAATTAATGGGGAAACTATGCAGAAACACACACAAATTTATTTGCAGGGAATGGGGTATAAAAAAACGGACTTCATTCCTTGCGAAGTGTGTGGCTCACAAGCGGTAGACATACATCATATTGAGGCGAGAGGAATGGGTGGCAGCAAAGACAAAGACACGATTGAGAACCTAATGGGATTGTGTAGGAAGTGCCACATAGAATACGGAGACAAAAAACAATATAAAGAGTTTTTAAAAGACATACACGCAAAGAATTATGGCAAAGGGTAACGAGAATAAGAACAAAATTAGCTTTGGCAAACGCAAAAGAGGTTCTGCAAAGAAGTCCTTTAATAAGCACACGCCAAGAGAAAAAGCTTATAGAGGACAAGGTAGATGAGAAAACTAAACGCTATATGGCTTCTCCTTACTCACAAAGCATACTTCCTTGCGGTATGTAAGACGGGTAAAAACGGAGATGATATGACCACGATAGGACATTACACTTATGCAATGGCAGAAACTTTAATCAATAAACATATAGCAGACGTAGATACATACCTCGACCAAGAAGACGCAATAGACGAAGCAAACGATATAATTAACGGCATACTATGATAATACTATCAAGCCAAGTAGAGAGCATAGCCTCACGCAAAGACAAAACAATAAAGCTAACTTTAGCAACCCAAGAACTAAGTCCTAAAGATGCAGCTAACCTATTCCAACTTAACCAACAATTTTGCTACTTAGCAATCAAAGAAGAGCCGTTTAGTAAAGAAGAGCAAGACATCGTAGAAAACCTTAAAGCAGACCCCGACACATTCAAGACACCAAGCCAAAGATTACGAGGCATCTTATACAAAACATACGAACAAGACAACGAAGGGTATAAAGATTTTAACACATATTATCTATCCGTAATGGACAGGATATGTCAGCACTATAAAACAAAAATAGATGGGTAGGCATAAAGCAATAGAAACACCGGAGTTAATGCTTCAATACTTTACCGAGTATTGCGAGTATTGTAAAAGCAATCCTATTAAAGTTCACGATTTCGTAGGTAAAGACGGAGATGAAGTTTACAGATTAAGGGAGCGACCTCTAACAATAGAAGGCTTTGAGAACTATTGTTACAATCAAGGAATTATAAGCGATTTAGGAAGATACTTTGCTAATTTAGATAATGCTTATGAGGATTTTCGTACCATCTGTTCGCGTATTAAGAAAACAATTAGACAAGACCAAATCGAAGGGGGAATGGCAGGGGTTTACAATCCAAGCATTACGCAGCGTTTGAATAGCTTAGTAGAGAAGTCAGAAAACAAACACGAAGTAAGTGAAATCAAAATAACTTACGATAGATAATGCAGACAGTAGGCTTGAAGTTACATAACCCACACCCAGCGCAAAAGCAAGTAATTGAATGCGATAGTAGGTTTATTGTAATGATGGCAGGGAGAAGATTTGGCAAGTCCTTGATTAGCCAAACGATAAGCATAGAAACTGCGGTCAATAAAAAGCGTGTAGCTTACATTACACCTACTTATCAATTAGGCAAGATATTCTTTAAGGAAATAGTAGACCTATTGCCATTGGAGATATATTCTAAGAACGAAAGCGACTTAGTAATTACATTCATAACGGGCGGCTCAATTCGTTTCTTTACGGGCGAAAGGTTAGACAATCTTAGAGGTTTAAAGTTTCACTTAGCCGTAATAGACGAGGCTTCCTTTATACCTAACCTTGAAGACGGGTGGTTAAACTCAATAAGACCTACCTTAACGGACTACAAGGGTAAAGCTATATTCTTAAGCACCCCTAAAGGTAAAAACTACTTCTTTAGTTTGTTTAGCAAAGCTGAACCCGATTGGCAAAGCTTTAAGTTTACAACATACGATAACCCTTACATAGACCCCAACGAAATAGACGATGCGAGGAAGCAACTGCCAGAGGTTGTATTCGAGCAGGAGTATATGGCAAACCCTGCCGAGAACGCAGCAAACCCATTCGGTAGCCAACATATTCGTAAGTGCTTACACCCAGTAACAACTATGCCGGTAGTAGCTTATGGGATTGACTTAGCGAAGTCAGTCGATTGGACAGTTATCGTAGGCTTAGACGAAGACGGAAACGTGGCTTATTTTGACCGCTTTCAAATGGATTGGCATAATACCAAGCAAACTATCCTTAGGCTGCCTAAATGCCCTATCCTTGTCGATTCTACGGGGGTTGGCGACCCTATCCTCGAAGACCTACAAAGAGAAGGGGTAATGATACAAGGGTTAAAGTTCACAAGTTCAAGTAAGCAGCAACTAATGGAAGGATTACAAGCTGCCATACATCAAGGGAAAATAGGCTACCCTGAAGGGATAATAAGCCAAGAGTTAGAAGTATTTGAGTATCAATACACGGCAACCGGGGTAAAGTACTCAGCACCTTCAGGCTTCCACGATGATGCGGTAACTGCTCTTGCATTAGCTTGGCAAAATTTTTCTTTAAAAAGAGGAACAGGGCGTTATAATTTCTTATAATTTATATTTATATTTGCAATGTTGTGTGGTAGCAACAATCAAAAATATTTATTCCCCAAGTATCTATAATGTCTACCACCATTATATTTATGAGGGGTTTATTTTTTATGGAACAAATAAAAGGTTTAGAAGGGTATTTAATTTCAAAAAAAGGTATAGTTTATAGCCTAAAAAGAAAAAGGATATTAACTAATTATCAATCAAAAGACGGGTATGTAACTATCTTTATTAACAAAAAGACATATAAAATACATAGGCTTTTAGCTTTGCAGTTTATAGAAAACATTGATAATAAACCATTTATAAATCATATTAACGGAATAAAAAACGATAATAGATTAGAGAATTTAGAATGGGTAACCGCAAAGGAAAACACTGTTCACGCTTGGAAAAATAATTTATGTAAGCCTATTCGTTACTGGAAAGGCAAATCTGGGGCAAATCATAATTGCTCGGTAGCAATATTACAATATGATTTACAAGGTAATTTTATAGCTAAACACATAGGAATGAGAGAGCTTGGCACAAAACTTAATGTAAATTATCAAAATATATCTAAATGCGTACGTGGGTTACAAAAACAAGCTTATGGGTATATTTGGAAATATGAGGCAGAACTTCAGCCTTAAACGTGGCACCGGCAGATATGCCTTCCTATAATTTCAACAAGGTTACAAAAATAAATTTGGTGGATTGTGAAAAACTTGTATATTTGGTTATTATTTAATCAAAACACAAACACAATGAAAAAAGAAACCGCACAACTTTTAGCCGTATTTTTAGTAGCTTGTTACCTTATTGGTCAATTACAAGACATCTACTCAAAATGATTTACGCTATTTGCCTTCTGCTAATTGCAACAGGTTTTGTAATAGCAGCATTATTTGACTACACAATTAAACACAATGACACAAAGCGCAAAAGAATACATAGACAAATATTACGCAAGTGAGCCGATTAGTATAATGATGAATAACATTGATGCTACCTATCTGGAAATACTTACCTACTGCAACGAACAGGGATATGAACCTGCCAAGCGTAGAATGAGAAGTCCAGAACATAAGTCAAAAATAGGCTTTTTTGACATTGATAACTACAAACCAGAAACAATATGAAAACCACCTTACAAGAATTAATTGAATGGTGTAATCAATATGAAGGACAAATGATTTCTGCTGACCAAGTAGTATTACACGCACATAAACTAATTAAAAAAGAAAAAGAACAGCTACAACAATACTTTGAGTATGGAATTGAAGCAGCAGAAGATTACTATAACCAAACCTATAAACAAAACAAATAACACAAATGGAACTACAACAAATCTTCGAAACAACAAAAGAACAAAGGACTGAGTTCACTTACCAATTAATTGAACGCTTAAACGCAGGGGAACTTGACCCGTTAAAAACACAT